AGCCGCATGATCAGTTCGTCTTCGTCAGGGTGCCGGTGCCCTGGAAGCTGTACGTCGCCTCGACCATGCCGTCGAAGCTGGCCGTGTGCGAGCAGCCCGTGACAACCACAACGCCGCTATAGGTCGTCGCCGCCGTCGCAGTGCCTTCGGGAAGCAGCGTCACCGTCGCCGTGCCGGCATTGGTGCCGAGCGGCGCGAGCGCCATCTGGGCATTCGTGTCGCTCTCGTCCCAGTAGCACGTTAGCTGGCCCGACCACGACTTCATTCCGGTGGTGTAGGTGCGGAACGTGTCACCCATCGTGCTGTCTTCGATGGTGTCCTGCGTGATGTCGAGCGACCACGAACGGAGTTCGGCCACCGCGCTGGTGCCGACCCGAACGAGGCCTTCCTGGCCGCGATGGTTTGCCATTTCGTCGTCTCCTTACGATGTCGTCGTGGGGTTGTTCTCCGCCGTGCGGTAGGTCACGGCGAACGTGAGGCGGACGACGCCGAGCGGTTGGTCGCCGCCGTCCACGATATCGATGTCAGTGCTGGTCAGCGTGCAATCGCGCGCCGCGCCGCTCAATTGCGATCCGCCAATGGCGGCCTCGACCTCGGCGGCGATATCGTCAAGGGTCTCGTCAACATCGGCCACGGCGCGCGCCATGCCCTCAACGATGATGTCGCAGCGGCGGACCAGCTTGGTCGGCACGCCCATGACGATCTCTCGCTCGCTCGTCTCGCCGCGCGCGTAGACCAATAGCGCGGGCAGCAGATGCGCGGCGATCGGATAGACCCGAGACCGATAGACGCGCGCGCCGGTCGTCGCGAGGCCGGTAAGCGCCGTCACCATCGCATCGCGGATTGCCTCGCGCTGGTGCGGCATCAGGGCTTCTCCAGCAGCAGCGTCGTGACGCCCGTGCCGTCAGCCTGGACGACGCGGATCGTGTAGGTGGTCGAGCCGATACGCAGCGCATCGCCTTCGCGCGTGCCTGTCGGCAGATCAGCGGTGGCGACCATAAAGCGCGGCTGCGACACCGCGAACGGGATGCCGCCGCGCGGGTCAACAGCCTCGTATTCGTCGTCGTAGATCCCGGCGACCTTCGTGCCGACCGTCTGGCCGGCGCGCGTGACGCGAGCGGCAACACCGAAAATATCGATGTCCATCAGCGCCGCGATGTCGCCTTGGATGTTCATTTCACGGGCTCCAGCTTGCCGATGTGCTCGAGGTAATTCAGCACCAGTTCCGCCACCTTCTCAGGCCGCGCGAGCGCCTGGCACGCAGCAGCCTTTGTCGTCGTGTCGCGCGCGCAAAACGAATAGTTCGGCGGATGCACGCGGTGGCATGGATAGCACCCGAGCGCCAGCGGTTCTGCACTCGCGGTGTTGACCCAGTGCTTCGTCAGGTTCTCGACGCTGCTATGCGACAGCGTCACGATTTTCAGCATCGGCTCAAATGCCACCGCATTGGCGATCAGGCTTTCGGTGGCGACGACAGCGTCGGCCTGTAGCGCGTACGCCAGCGCATGCCTTACGGGCCACTCCATGCCCGCGTAGATGCCGTAGGGTTCGACGCCCAGCACGCTCTCATCGCGGATGTCGCCGAGCGCCACTGAATAGACTTTGCGCGCGGCCAGAAGCTCCATCAAACGCTGCGTGTAGGGCCAGTATTTGACCGGCCCGCTGCCCGCAGGATTGATGACGACGACCGGCCCCGGCAGCTCTGCACGGATGCGCTTGGCCCAGGCCTCCTCGGCGGCGCTTGGATAGTAGCGCTGGCGGAAATTGGATGGCGGCAGATCGGCGTAGGCGTGAACGGTCTCAAGATAGTTTGCGTTCATCAGCCGATGACGAACGGTCTGCGGCAGAAAGAACTCGTAGCTGGTTTCGTGCGGCAGCAGCCGGTTCTCGACGCTGCCGATCAGGTTGATGAACTTCGTATGCCGCTTGGCCTGATGGCACCAGAACGCCACCGCTTCCTCGTTCGGGATCACGGTGTCGCTGAAGACCACCAGGTCATCGATGTTCGGGTCGTGTTTCAGCACCGCGCCGCCAGTCGGCCCGACATAGCAGGTGACGTGATAGCCCTGCTCCTTGTAGTTCGCGCAGACGCTCGACGCCCAGAGCGCATCGCCGTGCCCGCCTACGCGCACAATGCCGACGCTCTTCTCGGGCTTCGGCTCGCTGGCCTTGTCCATCTGACCGGCGCTTGGCTTCTCGCGGCGGTAGACCTGGAGGAAGGAATACTCATCGTCCTGGTCGCGCGTCTCATTGACAAGCAGCGTCCAGTCCGGCGCGATCTCGCGCATGGCCGCGACGATGTCCTCGGGCGCGAAGTCGTGCTTGTGGTCAGGATTGGCACCGGGCTGCCCGATGCGCGGATACAGGTCGCAGTGCGGCAGGTAGAGCGTCAGGTGCCCGCCAGGTGCGAGAAGACGCCACCATTCGCGCAACGTTGCGCGGTAGTCCTCAATGTGTTCAAGCGTGTGCGACGAAAACACCGTGTCAAACGACTGGTCCGCGAACATCGCCAGCCTGGACGCATCGCTGATCGCGATGTCCGGCCGCATGCGGATGCCGAAAAGCTTGGTGTCCGTCAGGTTATCGACGCCGATCAGATGCGGCCAGACCTTGCGCGGCCCGCACCCGATGTCGAGGCCGCGATTGCAGTACCGCAGCACCTCATATTTGACCTTGCTCGCCTCGTCGCCGTTGCTTGTTTCCAGACGCCAAACCATCAGTCCTCCAGGGTTGAAGAAAACGCCGCGCGCCGATCTCTCGACGCGCGGCGCTAGTCATACTTGGATCAGGTCAACTGATCCAGCATCACCGCGAAGGCGCCCGGCTGGCGGACGCCGAAGTCGGCGAACTGGTTGAGCGTGATCTTCACTTGGCCGGTGTCGGACTTCGTGTAGGGATCGACTACGATGTCCGGCGCGCCGAACAGGCCCAGGACGGCCATCGACCAGTCGGACGAGAAGAACGTCGCCGAGCAGACGGTGGTGCTGGTGCCCTTGGTCAGATTCGCCGGGACGTTGTTGGTCACCGCGACCCGGTAGCCGTTGACCGGCTGCGCGCCGTTGTCCCAGATGAACGGCAGGTTGGTGCCGCGCTGCACCTGCTTCGCACGACCACGGACCTTGGTGTTGGTCAGGTAGCCGGCGAGCCGATCCGGTTCGGCGTTGGCGTTCGCCACCGCGCTTTCCAGATCGACGAAGTGCGCCCACGCGACCGTCGCCCCGTTCGCGCCGGCAGTCGCCGTCGAAATCGAGGTCGTGTTGCGGAGGCCCAGGATGTTCGGCGCGGTGCCGTTGCCGTTGATCGCCTGGTTCTCCAGCAGGATCGCAGCGCCCATGAGCAGGTCGTCGCGGATCATCGGCTCCAGAGCCATCGAGGACTGGATGATGGCCTGTTTGGAAACCTCGACATACGCGCCGATGCGCTTGGGCGACAGCGACAGCTTGGCGATGTTGGGGTTGGTCTCAGCCGCCGACCCGATTTCCGTCAGCATGCCGAGCGTCGAGGCGACCGACTTGCGCGGGATGTCGATGTTGGCGGTCAGACCCGGCAGGATACGCACGCCGAGACCCGCCATCACCATCGCGTTTCGCAGCGCATCGACGTAGAGATCGCCACGCAGATCGGTGGCGACGAGGTTACCCGCCTCCGTCGAAGTGCCGACGTTGAAGTCGCGGCGGTAGATGTCGAGCGGGATGTAGAAGCCCTCGGGTGCGCGGCCCATGATTTTCGCCACCGCTTCGCTCGCCTCGCGCTCCAGGCCCGCATCGGACCAGTCGCCGAGAACCGCCGCGCGCAGAGCGCGCCCGAGGCTGTAGCGCCGCGCCTCGGTCTTCGTCATGCCGACATGGGCGGCGGACGTGTCCGTGTGCCGCGTTTCCATCTTCGCCATGATCAGATCGCGGAACTGCTCGACGCTCTTGCCGTTGCGGACGGCATCGGCGGCATCACGCGCCCCGAGATACTTGGAGTACTGGTCGCCGAGGTCGAGGATCGACCGCACGCGTGCGGCCTCGAGATCCGCGCCGGCAGGCTGCTGGATGTTGTCGCTCATAGTCAGGTTCCTTTCGGATTTGGGTTCCGGTGCCACCTTCGGCGGCTCCGGCAATTGCGGCTGCTGTTCGTCAGCGGCACGGCCCACGCCGACCGTGGGATCAGCTGGAATCGCGACGAGCGACAACTCGTACGGCTCCCAGTCGGTCACGCGGATTTCGCGCGACCCGCGAACGGGCTGCGCGTCGTGGATCATGTAGCCGACCGAGACGTGCCGGCGAATGCCGTCCTGCACGTCCCGAAACGCTTCCTCAGCGAGTTCGGAGCGACCGAAGCGCACGACAGCGCGCCCGATCTTGTCCTCGTCAATGGAAGCCCGCTCGATGACGCCGATTAGCCTGGTCGGGTCGTGATCAAGCAGCAGCGCGCCGCCGCCGGCCAGCCTGCCGAGGCGAACCGATTGCGGCGCGTGGTCTAGTACCTCCATGCCAAAGGAGCGTTCGTAAGGCTCCTCGGAGGAGAATGCGAGAGGCACCGTGCGGGCCTCCAGGTCAACAGAAGCGCGCTCAAAAGTGGCAACGCGCGTATGCTTCGTGCCCTTCATGTGCGGGCCTCCTGTCCGTTTTCCATCTCGTCTTCGGCCTCGTCCTCGGGGCTGTCTTCAGCCTCGACCGGTTGATCGCCCAGCACGACACCCGCAGCGGCGATCTTAGCTTGTTCGTCAGCAAGCTCGGCGAGAATTTCATCAAAATCCTGGCCCGTCTTCGCGGCGATGCGGCTGCGCGAGGTAAGACCGGCGGCGAGAAGCGCTTTTTCGGCCTCGGCATCCTTGAGCGGATCGACCCACTGCCAGCGCCGCCCGAGGAACGTGCTGGCATCGGCGAACTTGTTGAAGCGATCCGCAGGAAGGGCGCGGCCTGATGCTGGCAGCCGGACATCACCGCGCACCAGCGCGGAGGCTAGCCACTCGCGATAGACCGGCATGACGAGGCTGTCGATGAACCAGCCTTGCAGCACCTGCCACTGATCCCGCGTCTCTATGGTGCCAGCGCGCATGCTGGAGTAGTTCACCGCCTCCAGGTCGTTCGCGAGCGTCGCATAGTCTATGTCCAGGCCCGCCGCGATGCCGCGCAAGCAGCCCTTCATGAAGCTCTCGAAATTGGCGTGCGGATAGTCGGGGTTGAAGCTCTCGAAATCGTATCCCGGCGGCAGTTCCCACATCTCGCCTGGCTCGACCTGCGCGGACAGCGACCCGGCGATGTTCTGATCGGCAAGCTGGCCGGTTGCCTGTCCGGCGTAGCCACCATCCTCGGCGGCACGCTTGAAAAAGCCCATTTTACTCGCGCCGACGCGCGCGGCGACGACAGCGGCTTCTTCGTAGCTGTGCAGCATGCCCATGCGGATCAGCACTGCGTGCAGCCACGAATAGCCGCGCACCTGTTCGGCGCGCTCCGGCAGGAACACATGCCAGATCTGATCCGCCGGGATGCGCTCGTAGCCGGGCATCGTCCAGCCCCAGCTTTCACCGGGATGCGAGGTCTTCACATGGTAGGCGATGGGCCTCGACATGCTGTCGATCTCGACGCCCATGCGGATGTTGAGACCATCCGGCGTGACCTTGTTCAGCGTCTCGTCAAGCCGATCGATCTCGAGCAGCTGGAGCGCGAAGCCATTCGGCAGATCGCGCCGCCGCACGATGCGGACCAGCGCTTCGCCGTCGCGAGCCACCGCCTTAATGGTCACGCGAAGCAGGTGCGCGAACGTCATGCGTCCGCCGATGTCGGCGGTCTTCTGCCATTTCCACCACGCCATTTCGATGGCGCTGTTGGCGACGCTGTCGAGGACGCCGCTGTTGGTCAGCGCCCGGACCTGGAGCGTCGGGCCTTCGGACCCGACAATGTGCGTCGCGGTGAGCGACAGGAAGCGTCGCGCATATTCGTGGTTGTTGCAGAGCGCCCGCGCACGCGCGCGAAGGATCGCGAGACCGTTTTCGGCGTCGCTGTTCGCCGAACCGCTCCACGTCGCCAGCGATTGCGTCAACCGATTGACCGCAGCGCCGGCAAAGCCCGCCGATTGCTGCCGCACCATGCGGCGCGGCGCTGCGACGGGCTTTTCGCCCGCGCGAAACCATTTCAGCGGGTTCAGTTCGACCATTCGGGATGTCCTTTACAGCCGGACTTGAAGCAGAAGCGGCGATGCTTTGCCGGTGTTGAGCCGCGCAGCGGCTTCCTCGTTGGCGAGTTCGCGTTGCCACATGGAGAGCAGCCTCATCATCTCGCCGAGGCTCTCAAACTCAATGTCGCGGCCAGCGATGCTGTATCGCTTTACGCGGCCAGCCGTGGCCTTGAACGTGGCGAGAGCAGTCTTGAGGTCGTCCACCGCCTTCGCCGCTTGCGTGCGGAATTCCTGCGGCACCGGGTTGGCGGGATTGGCGGTGACGGTGAACGTGCCGCGCTTGACCGTGAACCTTTCGGACGCGCTCTCGACGTAGGCGGTCCAGTTGTAGACTCCGGGTGCCCAGGTCGCCGTGTTGGTGGCGTTGACCTCAAGCAAATGATCGGTGCCGCTCGCCGTGCCGGTTATGTTGTAGTGGTTCGTTGCGTTCCGCAGCGCGTAGTTGAGCGTCCAGCCGTCGGTCGCCAGGTAGTCGTTCAGCGTGATTTGCCACCGCAGCGTATCGCCCGCGATGATCGTGGTCGGTTCGACGGTCGGCGTCTCAGCGGCCATATCAGCGGCTCCTGATGTGGAAGACGGCGCTCTCTTGCAGCGTCTGGCCGTCTGATGTGGTCACCTCGGCGGTGAACACGAACCCCTTTCCCGTCGCGCCGCCCGTCAACCGCACGCTCGCGATGGTGCCGCTGACACCGTTGCTGGTGTGCGAGATGCCGCCGGGATTGTGCGACCACGTCACGGCGGTCAGCGTCACGCCGCTGTCGAGCCGATCCGCGAAGTCGATGCCGACGAGGACGGTCTCGTTGGCATCCTTGTCAGGCCACTGGATCATCGGATCAGTTCTGGATGCGGATCGTGCTGGCCGTCAGCGTGAACGTGCCCGAGGTCGTCGAGACGTCGCTGCCGAAATCGACTACCGCAATGAGTTCGTCCGCCGAGGACGCGCCGCCGCGAGACTTGTAGTAGACCGCCTTGCGCGCGGTGATCGTGCTGGACGACCACGACGCGCCGCCCAGGACGTATTCCTGTCGGTCGTTCGTGGTGTCCACCGCGCTGACCGTCACGGTCGCCGTCGCGCCGCCGGTCGTGTAGCCCGCGCCGCTGACCTCGTTGGTCACATCGGACCGCTTGGTGTGCGTGTCCTTGTTCTCGGTGTAGGACGACGTGACCAGCATCACCTTGAACGTGTCGGTGTCGAGGTCGATATTGCCCTTGCCGAGATCGTTGAAGAAGCTGGTGTAGATCAGGCTCGCCATCGTGATGTCTCCTATGCGCTGCGAGCTATGCGGCCCGCGTCTTTCGATAGCGGCCTACGCGGCGCGCTCTTGCTAAGTCCAATCCGGCCCGTCGATACCGACGCCCCGGTCCTGTTGTCTGCCGGCGATGTTTCGCCAGCGATGCCTTGCCCCGCTCGGAGCGACGAAACCACGGTGAGCGTGACGCCGTTCACCGTTTCGCCGCCTGTCGCTTCGCCCGCAATGATAGACGCTGCGGCTTCAAGCGTTGCGCCGGACGCTGTTGCGCCGCCTTCAGCGGAGCCCGCCAGAAGGCTCGCTGTTGCGCTAAGCGTTGCGCCCGAGGCCTCGGCATTGCCTGACGCGATACCCGCTACCAGCGACGCGGAAACCGGCAGCACGACGCCATTGGCTTGACTGGCGGCGCTGGCCGCTCCAGCAGTCAGGCTGGACACGACGGTGAGCGTCGCGCCGTTGGCCTGGCTGGCGGCGCTTGCCGCGCCAGCGATCAGGCTTGCGGTCGCAGAAAGCGTGGCCCCGGTTGCCTGACTGGATGCCGTAGCAGCTCCAGAGACAAGGCTTGCCGTTGCGGTAAGTGTGACGCCGTTTGCCGTCGTGCCCGCGCTGGCAGTGCCAGCGATCAAGCTGGACGTGACGGTCAACGTTGCGCCGCTGGCCTGGCTGGCGGCGCTGCCAGATCCAGCGATCAGGCTGGACGTGACAGTGAGCGTGACGCCGTCTGCTGTTGCGTTGCCCGCCGTTGCGCTGGCCTCGCCAGGCACGAAAACGACCGAGACCGGCAATGCCTCGGCGTGATCGAGCGCCGAACCAAGCAACAGAAGCAGACCGCTGTTTGTGCGCGGCAAGCCCGCAGTTGCGTTGACCTGACCAGTCCCCGCGATGAAAGACGCGGTTGCGGTGAACGTGACGCCATTGGCAGTTGCGTTGGGGTCAACAAATAGCGCCGTGCTGCCAGGAACTCTGACCCGCAGCATGTCAGTCCCCGATCAGCGGCGGGCGATTGGCGAAGGGATGGTTAGCGGCGAGAGGGATGGCCCATTTCCAAGAGAGGTAGCCTTCTATCACCAGCCGCTCTCGCGCGGAATGCGCGGCAGAAAACCAGCAAACCTCTCCGTAGTCACCGACAGACGGATGGTATATGCGGTCCCACCCAATTCCTTGCGTCTGCATGTTCCCAACGCAAAGAAACGAATAGACACTCCATTCACCTAGTGGACCTGAGCCAGCAGCTGTGATTGTAATGGAATTGCCGTTTCGGAAGTTGCTGCCACCCCTCCAGCTACCGCTGCTATTCGATCCGTCCGCAAGCGCCGTTGGATTTGCGCCTGTTGTCGGGGCGGCCCAGTCAAAATTTCCGCTAGCGCTTCCGCCGGAACTGGTAAAAACAAAATTGCAAGCCGAAGATATCAAGGTGTTTTTTCTGGACAACGCGCAATATGCGGACCTGACATTGATGCTTGACGCCATTTGCAGCCTGTAAAGCTGGTCGCCAGGACTTGGCGTGCCAGTGGCAAAGTTTACAAAGGAAAGGCCGTTCCTTTTTTCTGCCTCAAAGATTGGCCGCCACGTTGTATCTGCGCGCGACATATGGCGCGCGTTTCCAGACTTGTCGCGCCACTCTGATATGCCAGTTGCCGAAACCGAAATTGTGCTTATGTCCGAGGCGTCGAACCAAGCACCAGGACGCAACACCTCCGGCGTCCACAGCCGCCCCTGTATCCGCGCGCTATCGTAGTCCGAGAGCCCGCGCGGCATCAGACCACTTCTTCGTTCCAGGGGCGGACGTACAACTCGTTGTTGCTCGACGCCAGCGTCACACCCGCGTTGTTGACCACCGACAGACGCAACGAGAACGGCGGCAGCCTGACCTGCACGATGTTGACTTTGGCAGACCCACCGCTCGTCAGCGGCAGGACGTAGACATCGCCGCCGACCTTGTCGCTTGTGTCGGTGCCGTCGTTGATCGTGACGCGGATGCTGACAGACCCGCCGGTCGATGGCGTGATGCTGCCGAGCTTGAGCGTCAGCAGCGCGTACAGGTCTTTGTTGCTGCTGTTGTCGTAGGTGACAACGCTGCTCTCCGATCCGTTCGCCAGCGAGTTCGCGACGGTCGAGAGGATATTGCTGCTGCGGGTGCTGGGCGTGGCCCATTTCGCGACTGCCATCACCGACCTCCACGCGCGAGACCGACGGCCCGCG